GAAGATTATCCCCTAAATTATTATACTTTTTTATTATCTTGTTTCCAGTTTCTTCAGTCTGGGTAGTCTCACCTTTTCTGAGTCTGTCAACCTCGTTCCAAAGGTACTGACCCATCTCAAGTATTTGGTCTACATCACCACCTTGGTACTGTAGTGCTATAGCTTCATCTATAGTTATTTCACCCTCTAATATACGGTCTAACATTGACCCTTGGTACATCTCTTCTAACTTGTCAATGCCTAGTAATCCTGTAGCAGCTTCACCAGCAGATTCTACAAATTCATCAAGTTCTAATACTTCTGCTGCCTCCTCAGCAGATTCTACTCCCTCTTCTATTTGTTCTTCAATAACAGTTACTGCTTCATTAGCGGATTCTCCAAATTCTGATGCCTGTTCTCCTGCTCCTGTTACTGTTGCATCTATGAGTTCATTAAGGGATTCACCACCTTCCGCTAATTGTTCAACGGCTGTAGTTCCTAGATCCTGGATGGACTCTAGTCCTTCAGTCACTTGCTCTTGTAAATCAACTTCAGTTAAGTCTTGTTCAGTATTGACAGAATGCCCACCACTAAGATCAGTATCAGCTAGGTCTTGCGTAGTATCGAGACTAGCACCACCACTGAGATCAAGGTCCGTTAAGTCAAGGTCCGTTAAGTCAAGGTCCGTTAAGTTAATATTAGTCAGGTTTGGTAGGCTACCTTTAATATTATTAACTAAATTATTCAGACTACCCAGTAAGCCACCACCACCTGAACTTACTCCTTTTGGCATGCCCTCGGCTATTGTCGTATTAAGTTCTTGGATCTCAGAGACTGTATACTCTTTGCCTCCATGAGTCAGATAAGGATCAAAACTGTCTGTATCAGGATTGTATTTAAAGTTTTGTTCTAATTGACCTAAAACCCCTCCTGTATTAGTCGGATACTTTTCATTAAGTTTCTTAATGATCGCAGCACTGTTAGCAAAATTATAAGTTTCAGTATCCTTTGGTGCAGACTGAGCAATGGTAGTCTTAGGTGGTTCTACTGGTTTATTATACCAATCATCATCATTTGATGTTAAGTAATCCTGTAACTCATCTCCCCATAGATCTTGCTCCGCTGCATCTACATGTGTTTGAAGAAAAGCATTTATATCAAATTGCCCCTTAGATGGTGGTGGTTCAGCATCATAGCTTTTATCTACCTCTAAAGTTTCTCCTGTGTCTTTATCTATAGTTTCCAGAAAACCAGTGTTAGGGTTTACTTTACGTAGGATATTTCTCCCTCTATATCTTTTTCTGCCCATGACTTTATCTTGGTTTCTTAATAACTAAAGACTTCTTAGTAACACCTTTTCTGTCAGCACCCTTAAACTTAGCAGCCCTTCCTGCTGCTCCTGAAGCACCTGTGGTGACGTTTTTAAGAGCATTTATCGCATCTATTTTTGCTTCGTTATCGCCATCATCATCACCACCGTTCTTTTTTCTCATCCAAGCCATACCTGTACGGTCCATCCATTTGTCTCCTCCCCAATTTTCAGCCCAGCTTCTTTGAGAAAAGTATTGATTCTCTGGACCTCCTATATCAAATACACTACCAACTTTATCCATCTTAATTTTAGTAAGATCACCATCTCGTAAGTCTCCTGATAATTCACACATGGATGTACTCCTTTCTTTCAGCATCCTCTTCAAAGGATTCCTCAAATAGTTTCTCTATCATATCTACTACTTGTTGTTGTCCCTGTAACAACCGTAACTGATCTAAAGGAATATCATGTCGAGGTAATTTATCAGGGAATAATTCTCTAAGTTTATTAATAAGTTCTTCAGTTATATTATATTGACCTACCATCTGTCTGAGAATGGCCCTTTCATACCAGTTCGCATGAGTTTCCACTACAAGCAAGCTCTTGCGATGCTACTGTGTAGTCTTCTTTCTCATAGTTTTTAAGTTTATTCCAGTTTAATTGAGGCATTTCTCCTACCATTTCTAAGTACTCACTTGCACCACATTCTTGATAAGGTGCTTGCTTATATACATGGTCAGAACGTGGTAGAAAAGAGATACCACTAATGTTATCGAAGTTATCATATACCCATGCACCCACCTCCAACCATTCATCTTCTTTGACTGTGATAGTTACACTAGGCTTGTGCTCACACCAATGGTCCTGGTAGATCTTCCATATCTCCAGTTGCTCTATTGCTGTCATTGAATCACGTGTGAGTGAATTAGGTGGAGCTTTAGTAGGAAACGAGAACACTGTAGTAGTGTCAGGTTTCAATACATCTGGTTCAAAAGGAACTCCTTCGTTAATCATGAATTGACATAAGGGGTCTTTATTATCCTGTCGTACTGTCCTTATGTAGTACTCAGAATGCCTTGTGTGAATACCAGATGCACTGTCACATAGTTGACTCACAGTTCCACTAGGTTTAACACATGTGATAGATGCTGAAGGAGTTATCTTCAGCTTTTCGGCCCACACTTTGTTGGTGTGTATTGCTTCTGCTTTAAGAGATTCAAGGAGTTTAGGTAAAGTACCACTCAAGGGATTGTTGGTAATCTTGTTGTCCATAATGCCTGTTAAGGATACACCAAGCAACCTTTCTTCCTCACAGTTCTCCTTCCACTTCCTTGGAAGGTATCGAAAGTTAGTAAGAGTACTCTGCCATGTACCAAGAATGGTAGCCAGCCTCACCTTACGTTTAAGATCCTTCTTATCATCTGAACATCGTACTACTACCTCTGAGAGATTACAGAACTCTCTAGGTCTTAGGATTATTTCAGAACATGGATTAGTACCGAAGTCATCCCGAACTTCTCTTCTATCTCCAAGTCTTTCAACTTGTTTTTTTGCATTGAATGAACTGTAGATCCCACGTTCTCCTGACTTAGACTCGTATAGGGAAGTCCACTCTTTAAGGAAGGTTCCAGTGTCAGGTTTGGTGTGATAATTGGCAGAGTTATTTGCGAGTGCTCTATGGGCATAGTCTTCCCACCATGCTCCTGCTTTTGCTTGTCGCATCTGCTCATCACCAAGATCACTAAGACTGATGAGAGCAGACCTGCGAACACCACCCACAATGACAACCTCTGCTGTTTGAGTAACAATGTCGTGACATTCGATTGGTCTAAGTCTTCTTCCTTTTGCATTCTCAAAGATTTTATGTGTAAATAAAAATAACTTGTTCAATGGGTCAGGACCACTTGCTCTACCTCCAAAGGTTTTCAAAAGTGATCCTGCTGGTCTTACCTTTCTTAGATCCCATGTAGGAATGAGTCCTGCGTAGAGTAGACTGATGAGTTCACGAAATGCTTTAGCCCAACCTAGTTTGCTGTCACGTACATCAATACACGTGTCAGTTGAATGTAACTCTTGTGGGACTATAGGTAATTGATTGGTGTACTTTTCTTCAACACTGAAACCTACACCAGTACCATTCATGAGCGTGTAAAGTATCTCATCAAAACTACGAACAGAATCAATAGGGATATAAGAACAATTATATCCTGCCACATTTTCTTTCTCCAAAGCTGGTCCAGCGGTCATTAAGCACCGCATGGACGGCATGATTTCTAAGTTAAGAACTGCATCTTTTAGTTCAGAATAATCATCAAGACAAATATGATAGTCATGTTTTTTTGCTAAGTGTTCAGTAAAGAAAGTAAAGTATCTGCCTACTGTTTCTTCCCACGTTTCTCTCTGTTCAGTTTCATAGTTCCATCTTGAATACCTTGATAGATGTATGAACTGTTGGTATGTAGTAGGCAGTTCAACCATTCAATTTCTCCTCTCTTTCGATTAACCAGTTAAGATATACCTTTGCCTTTTTAAGATCACGTACACCACCTTTCTGTGGGTATCTACTAACGTACTTAATAATGTTCCCTTCCAAGAAGTCCATTTCGTTTTGGACTATGTAATCAATAGGTTCTATTCCAAACCCTTCAGTATAATGTTCAGGGTTATTGAATTCATCAGTTATCATAGGGACTCCATAGGATGGGTTCATGATTCTCGTACTCTCCATGACGAAGGATACGTGCCATACGTGCATTCATAATTGCATCGTGCTCAGTTAATCCTGCCTTAATATAAGTACTCTTAACTGCTGACCAAAGGATAGACATGTCATCTGTATTAAGATCCAATATCTTCTCTGCTGTCTTAGGTCCAACTTTAGGACAACCCTTATAGTTATCAGTAGCATCCCCAGTAAGTGTTTGCTTTAGGAAATACCAGTTTGCTGTTTGAAGTGGTTGAAAGAAGATCGTACTTAGATCGTCATCCCAATGCCATCCTGGTACTGTAAGTAGATCCTTGTCATCACTTACAATTACACGTTGTACAATCTCACTATCTTGTGATGTATGAATACCAATAACATCATCTGCTTCTAAGGTTGGTTCAATAATAGAGGAGAAGTTCTCTTTGCAGTACTCAATAGCAGGAACGTAGCACATAGGTTTCCGTGTAGTAGCACGATGAAACTTATATTGTGGGTTTATTTTTTTCCTAAAATTATTTGGACCACTGAAGCACATAACTACGGTGTCTGCTTCCATCCGTTCCTTGAGGTCAACTACTGCATCATCTATCAATGTTTTTACCTCTGCCATATCACAATGCATAGTCCACAAGTCACCCTTCCAGTTCACAGGTTTCTCACATGATGCTGTGATTCTGTACACCCAAATATCTGCATCAACGTATGCTATTAACTGTTCTTCTGACTCTTTCATTGTACTATATTGGGACGGATGTTATAGGTTTCAGGATCGTTTAAGTCCCATCTGTATTCGGGGTACTTGTTGAATGCAAATGATGTTTTACATTTCAATTTAATAAAAGGAACTATGTATACAAATGGGAATGTACATGCACAAAGATAATCAAAGTCACCCTCTTCATACCTTTTAGCATCATCATGTTTTTTTATTCTTGCCCACTTAGTGGTGGTATGCTTGACCTGTAGTGTTTTCCAAATACCATCTCTTTCAATAGCAAAATCATACACACAAGTAGGATCTAATGTAGCATGAATATTGTAATTCCACATGTGGAACAAATAACACACAAGATGTTCACCTGCTTGTCCGATTCTGCTAGTGGGTAGCCGACCAACTACCTCCGTACCTGTATTCACCTGTAAGGGGGATTCTAAACTTGTAGGTATCCCCGGCAACTCCAATTGCACTGACTGCGAGTCTTCCGATTTCATCTTCTATGCCCTCTCGTACTAACATTTGAATTTCATCATGAACGAATGCTACTTGTGCGTAGTCCTTTCCGTACTCGTAATCAGACTCCTGTAACATTCGGTCTAGTTCGACTACCCATCTTTTACAAATGATTGCACCTGCTGATTGCAGTAGAGTGTTTAGAGCAGCATGTTCATGTCTGATCGGTACTTTGCGACCATCCAGACCTAAGACCCATCCATTCTTTGCACGTTTTTGAACTGCTTTTTTGAGGTTTTTTAATGCAGGTAACTGTGTAAGAAACTTATCCTTTAACTTCTTTCCTTCCTTGCCCCCTTTACCAACGATCTGACCGATTTTGGTGTCTCCTGCACCATACAGGAAACCGTATATAAAAGTTTTTGCTTGATCTCTATTGTCCAGCCCAGCAGCTTCTTGATTGGCAGTATGAATATCACCGTCAAGCAAGATTTTACCGTATGCACCACTGTCAAACCTCCCCATATAGTGAGCCAAGCACCGCAACTCAAGCCCAGAAACATCACATCCCAAAAGGGAAAAACCCGGATCTGTTTTAAAGAGTTCTCGACACTGCTTCCCATAGGGTGCTTTAACGCTCGGAACTTGAGCCGTGTTCGGATGCGAATGAGAGCAACGAGATGTGACTGACCCCATCGTGTTAACCCTACCATGTAACCTTCCATTTCTTTCAAGTTTAAGCCATGCTTGATCACCTTCTGCAAGTTGACCAATACGTTTATTAATCATGAAATACTCAGCCATTAACTGAGCTTCAGGAAAATCAAGGCTATTGAGTACCTTCTCATCTACCTTTGCTTCACCTGAAGGTGTAAACTCAACTGGTTCCCAACCTCTCAACTCTTTTAAACGCTTTGCTATGTGCTGACGAGAGTTAGGATTAAAACCCACTATCTTTACCTTGTGGTACAGTCCTTTCTTTCGTTCTCCTTCATCTAAGACCCACGATCCAAAAGCATCCCGTAGTTC